ATCAAAATCAGCGTGCCGCGTCGGGCGCGGAACGTAGGCACAAAAAAACCCCGCGAGCCGTAGCTCGCGGGGCAAGGTATTATAGGTTCGTCGTCATCCTGTTGCATGTCGCGCCTCACTTCTTGGAGTTGATGGCGGAGAGATCAACCTTGAAGGCGGAGACTAGGATTGTGCCAATCGCCTCATTGACTGCCAACTCCGCATCGGTTGCCAACTCGTTGGCCATGCAAGCCTTGTAGAGGCGCAGCAAGTCTGCCTTCTGGCGAATGTCCAAGCTCACCGCATCGCGCGTTGTGCTCTTGCCTTTCCATACGTCCTTCGCAATTCGCATCATGTCGGACCATGGCTTGTTGACGTTCGCCAATCCCTTGTCGATTGCTAGGTCCTTAACCGCGCCGCGCTTCTCTGCGATGCTTTCCCATACGCCCTTGTGGTTGCCCTTGGCGTTGCCAGCGTTCAAGGCGCTCCAGTGAACCTTAGTCTCCGCCATAAACTCGGCGTGAACGTTGTTCATGTAGTGAGCCAGAACGCGCGCCGCGCCTTCAGAGCGTCCGGCGGCTGTTACTAGGTTCGCCGCCATGCCGTCGAAGTCTAAGGCAGGCAGAGCCTTAGTCGCCTTGGCGTTAGCCTTAGTCGCATTGTTGCGGATGCGCTCTGCCTTGGAGGGTTGCTTAACCTTGGCAGTGACGACGGCGGGCTTGCGAGCGGTGTTGTTCGTTGCAGTCATGTTGTAATCACTTTCGTTAGTGCAGAGCATCATTGCCTGCCTCATTGTTATGTGCCGTATGTGTTACCTAGCGCAATAGGTATCTTGAATATCGTGTGTTATCAAAGGCTTAGACACGCCCGGGGGGTGTTTGAGCCATGGTCGCCGGGCAAACCCCACGGGCGGGGCGGGGGGGCGACATAGAAGTGGTACCATCGCCCGGTTTCAGCATTACAATACCGACATTGGGGTAGGAGTTTCTACAACTTTCTATGTTGGAACATAGAAATGGGTCCCCCCTTTGGTTCCATCCTTAACATAGAAAAGGTACTCCTGCGGGGCCCACCCGCACCTCCTCGTCCGTTTGGTACCCCCTAAACGGACGAGCTTGCCCTGCCCTCCTTATCCACGTATTTGCTTGACATGGCCTCGAAACGCCAACCCCTGATCCCGTCCGCCGACACGCCCGTGCCGTACAACCTGTCGGACGAGCCCGTGCCGCATCTGATCTCCGACGCCATGCGCATATCCGCCCAGACTGCCGAGGCGTTGGAGGCGCTGGGTGCGACCGTCGAGGTGGACGCCAGCACGCTCAAGGAAGAGCAGGAACTGTTCGAGGAAGCGATCCTCAACAAGAAAACCGAAGCCTTCCTGCGCCTGCCCTCTGCCCATGCGGCGGCGGCCTTCTTGTCTACCTACGCCTCCTCGCATGCACTCGACGTGGCCGCGATACGTTCCGCGCTGACCAACAAGCTGCTCACCCTTGCCGACTGCGGCGATCCCAAGTTCGAACTGCGCGCCATCGAGCTTCTCGGCAAGCACAGCGACATCGGCCTGTTTACCGAGCGCAGCGAAGTGCGCGTCACCCATCAGACTTCTCTTTCCCTTGAGGAGGCGATCCACGCCCGCGTTCAGCGCCTTCTCCTCGCCGACAACCCCTACCACCCGCCTCTGGGTATCAACCTCGCCGACGAGATCGGCGAATGGGTTGAAGTGGACCCGGATGAGCCCCCCGATGCTGAGTGATATCCTCGCCGACCTGCCGCGTCTCCTGCCCCTGCTCTCCCCGGAGGATCGGGAACAACTCCTTGCTGACCTCGACAAGCTCGCCGAGCTCAAGGAGAAGGAAAATCAGGCCACCCACTTCCTGCCGTTCGTGCGCGCGGCGTGGCCCACGTTCATCTCGGGCCGTCACCACGAGCGGATAGCCAAGGTGTTCGACGCCATCCTTGCCGGGGAAAGCAAGCGCGTCATCATCAACATGCCGCCGCGCCATACCAAGAGCGAGTTCGGTTCTTACTTGCTTCCGGCCTTCTTCCTTGGTCGCTTTCCCGACAAGAAGATCATCCAATGTTCCAATACAGCGGAACTCGCCGTCGGCTTCGGTCGCAAGGTGCGTAACCTCGTAGGCTCAGCCACCTACGCTTCGATCTTCCCCGGCGTCTCCCTCTCTGCCGACAGCAAGGCCGCAGGCCGGTGGAACACCAACCACCAAGGCGAGTACTTCGCCATCGGTGTGGGCGGCACTGTGACCGGCAAGGGCGCGGACCTGCTCATTGTGGACGATCCACATTCGGAGCAGGAGGCAAGCCTCGCCGAGCAGAAACCCGAAATTTACGATAAAACCTACGAGTGGTACACCTCGGGCCCGCGCCAGCGCCTGCAGCCCGGCGGGTCCATCCTGATCATTCAAACCCGCTGGTCCAAGCGCGACCTGACAGGCCGCGTGCTCACCGACGCCCTCCTTAACGAAGCAGACTCTGAGTGGGAGGTCATCGAGTTCCCGGCGATCCTGCCCAGTGGCAACCCGCTGTGGCCCGAGTTCTGGCCCGTCGAAGAGCTTGAGAAGATAAAACGCGACCTGCCCAACTCCAAGTGGCAGAGCCAGTACCAGCAGACCCCGACCACCGACCTCTCAGCCCTCGTCAAGCGCGAGTGGTGGATGGAGTGGGAGCGCCCCACGCCGCCCGAGTGCGAGTTCGTGCTGCAATCTTGGGACACGGCGTTCGAGAAGAACACGCGCGCCGACTACTCCGCCTGCACGACATGGGGCGTGTTCTACGTGGACGATCCTGAGCTGGGCACCAAGCAGGCCAACATCATCCTCTTGAACGCCTTGCGCGACCGCGTGGAATTTCCCGAGCTCAAGCGTCTCGTGCTCGATGAGTACCGCGCGTGGCAGCCGGATAGCTTGATCATCGAGAAGAAAGGCTCCGGCGCGAGCCTCGTGCAGGAACTGCGCTCGATGGGTATCCCGATCTCCGAGTTTACCCCCACCAGAGGCAACGATAAAATCTCCCGCCTCAACGCAGTGGCCGACATCTTTGCCTCGGGCCGCGTCTGGGCACCCCCTACGCGCTGGGCCGAGGAAGTGATCGACGAGGTGGCGTCCTTCCCTGCGGGCATGCACGATGACTACACCGATACGGTGTCGATGGCGCTGCACCGGTTCCGGCGCGGCGGCTACATCGGCACCGATCTGGACGAGCCCGAAGAGGAAGAGTACTTCAAAAGCCAGCGCCATCGTGGGTATTATTGACCATGCACACCCTCATCCTTCTCGCTTGCGTTGTCATCTTCGCCGGTATCGGATGGATGATTTACACCAACAGGTAAAACGACACGGGAACACCCTCATGATCAGTCTCATCATCGTCCTGATTATCATCGGCGCAGCGCTCTATCTCGTCGGGCTGATCCCGATGGACGCCACCTATATGACGATTATCCGCGTCGTGCTGATCGTCGCGGTGATCATCTACCTCTTGCGGCACTTGTCCGACATCGGGGTCAACATATGAGCTATCTCGCCGCCTTGGACGTCGCCGGGCTGCTCGCATGCCTCTATTTGGGATGGCAGGTATGAACTTGGATGTTGGAGAACTCACCTTTCAGATTACCAAAGGCAGAGGGAAACGCATGCCCATGGACTTCGGTTATGCCCTCACCGCCCTGCGCGCCGGGCACAAGATGGCGCGTGCGGGATGGCAGGCCCGCGACCTTGCGCCGCATATCGAGCTGCAGGTGCCTGACCAGCACAGCAAGATGACCCAGCCTTATCTGTTCATGAAGTCGTTCCACGACGGGCTCGCGCCGTGGACACCCACCCATGCCGACCTGCTGGCTGACGACTGGGAGCTTGTCTGATGCTTTTTTGGGGGATTGCCATGATCGTCTTCGGTATTCTCTGCGTTATCGGGGCAAACCAGCTGTAGGAACCCACCATGGTCGTCGCCAAGACAGTCAACCCCGCGCCGCGTGGCAGCCCCTCGGGGATGCAGCAGCCCTCGCCCTTGGGGCTCAACGGTCTCGACTACCTCGACCCCGAGGACCAAGATGACGAGGATATCGACCCCGACGACGTCGAGGTCACGCTCGCCGACCCGCTGGGCGATGAAGAAAGCGAGAACGACCCGCCCCCCGGCTTCGACGATAACCTTGCCGAGACCCTGCTCGACGGCAGTACGATAACGTCCCTCTGCGCGGACCTCTACACCGAGTTCGACGAGGACCTGCGCTCACGCCGCGACTGGGTAACCACGTACACCGAAGGGCTGGACCTGCTGGGCCTGAGCATAGAGGACAGGACAGAACCTTGGCCGGGCGCGTGCGGGGTGTATCACCCTGTCTTGGCCGAAGCGCTCGTCAAGTTCCAAGCCGAGACCATGGGAGAAACTTTCCCTGCCCAAGGTCCTGTAAGGACCCAAATAATAGGCCGCGAAACGCCCGAGAAGCGCGACGCTTCCAAGCGCGTCGAAGCCGATATGAACTTCCAGCTCACCGAGAAAATGACCGAGTATCGGCCCGAGCACGAGCGCATGCTGTGGGGCCTCGGGCTTTCGGGCAATGCGTTCAAGAAGGTCTACTTCGACCCCAGTCTCAACAGACAAACTGCGGTGTTCGTCCCCGCCGAAGACGTCGTGGTGCCTTACGGTGCCAGCAACTTGGAGACCGCCGAGCGCGTGACGCATGTCATGCGCAAGACCAAGAACGAGATGGCCAAGCTGGTCGCCAACGGTTTCTACCGCGACTGCAATCTCTCGGACCCCATCAATACGATGGATGAGACCGAGAAAGCCATCGCCGAGAAGATGGGCTTCCAGCCCATCAACGACGAGCGGTACAAACTTCTTGAGATGCAAGTCGATCTTATCATCGACGACGACCCGTTCCGCGAAGATACCGACGATAACGTCGGGCTGCCCTACATCGTCACCCTTGAGAAGGGCACGCAGGAAGTCCTGTCGATCCGCCGCAACTGGTACGACGACGACCCGCTGAAGGCGAAGCGCTCGCACTTCGTTCATTATTCCTACGTGCCCGGCTTCGGCTTCTATGCCTTCGGCCTGATCCACCTCGTCGGTGCGTTCGCCAAGTCCGGTACTTCCCTGCTGCGCCAACTCGTTGACGCTGGCACGCTCAGCAACCTGCCCGGCGGGTTCAAGACCAAGGGCTTGCGCGTCAAGGGCGATGACACGCCGATCTCCCCCGCCGAGTGGCGGGATGTTGACGTGCCGTCCGGCACCATGCGCGACAACATCATGCCGCTGCCGTACAAGGAGCCCTCTGCGGTCCTCTTTCAACTGCTTCAAAATATAGTTGATGAGGGCCGCAAGTTCGCGGGCGCTGCGGATATGAAGCTCAGCGACATGAGCGCGCAGGCCCCGGTTGGCACCACCCTTGCGATCCTTGAGCGCATGCTCAAGCTGATGAGTGCGGTGCAGGCGCGCGTGCACTTCGCGATGAAGCGCGAGTTTCAACTCCTCAAGGCGATCATTCGCGACTACACGCCCGACGAGTACACCTACGACCCCGAAGATGGCGTGCGCCACGCCAAGAAGGCCGACTACGACGCGGTCGATATCCTGCCCGTCAGCGACCCCAACGCGGCGACGATGGCGCAGAAGATCGTCCAGTACCAAGCGGTGCTGCAGCTGGCCGCGAGCGCTCCGCAGATTTACGACATGCCCTACCTGCACCGCCAGATGCTGGAAGTGTTGGGGATAAAAAATGCGTCCAAGCTCGTGCCGATGGCCGATGATGACTCCATCCTGCCGGTGGACCCGGTCAGCGAGAATATGAACATCATCAACGGGAAACCGGTGAAGGCGTTTATCTACCAAGACCATGATGCACATATCGCCGTGCACACCAGCGCGGTGAAGGACCCGCAAATCCAACAGTACGTCGGCCAGAACCCGAGTGCGCCGATCATCATGGGCGCGATGAGCGCGCACGTGATGGAGCATCTTGCGTTTGCCTACCGCAAGCAGATCGAGGATCAGGCGGGCGTCCCGCTGCCGCCCCCCGACGCGCCGATGGACGAGGATACCGAGCTGGCGGTCAGCCGTCTCGCCGCTGCCGCTGCGCAGCAGGTGCTGCAGAACAAGCAGGCGCAGGCGCAAAACCAGCAGAACCAGCAGGCCAGCCAAGACCCCATCGTCCAGCAGGCGCAGCAGGAACTGGCGCTCAAGGGCCGCGAGGTCGCGGTCAAGGAAGGCGAGCTCACGCTCAAGCAGCAGATCGCCAAGGTGGACGCGCTGGCCAAGGCCGACCAGTCGGAACTCGAATATCAGCGCATCGAGTCGCAGAAGCAGATCGCCGGAATGAACGCGGGCCTCAAGGGCGCGAGCGACAAGGCCAAGCTCGATGCGCAGGGCGAGCAGTTCGGGCTGACAACCGGGCTGGGCATTGCAAAAGACGCCATCGGCGGCGCAAGCGCGCCACCCGATACACCCCCTGCCACACCTCCCGATAAGGATACCAGCACATGACTAACCTTGCAGAAACTCCCGACGTGGCCGTTGACCACGTGCTTATCGACCCGCGCCTTGGCGACGTGCTGTGCCAGCATCTCGAACGCGAGACCGGCAAGCGCTGCCATATCGTGCTGATCGTCATGCCCATCGAGGCCGAGAATGAAGACGACCACCGTCTGGGCCAGCCGTCGTTCGTCACCAGTCTCTCCCCCGACGACACGGAGCACGTGGTCCGGCAGATCGCCGACAGCTTCGATGTCGCGGGTCAGGTGATGATCCTCGACGCCATGATCACGCCCGAGAGCCTGCAGTGATGCGTGCCGCACCCAACGCGCTGACGCTGATCGTCGAGCAAATCCGCGACGAGATGCTCAAGTTCGAGAAGGACACCGTCATGGGCAAGGCCGAGGACTTCGGAGCCTACAAGTTCGCCTGTGGCATTTATCGCGGGCTGATGCTGGCCAACGCCATCATCGCCGACACCGTGCGCGCAACCGAGGAAGCAGAGGATGCTTGACTTGAACGAGCCCGATCATGAGTCGCTTGGGGTGATCCCCGACGAGGAGGATATCCCGACCGCCACCCAGCTGCCCAAGCCCAGCGGCTACCGGCTGCTGTGCGTCGTCCCCGAGATCGAGGCGCTGACCCCCGGCGGCATCATCAAGGCCGACGAGACGCTCCAGCGCGAGGAACTCTTGAGCACCGTGCTGTTCGTGGTCGCAGTGGGGCCCGATGCCTATCAGGATACCCAGAAGTTCCCGTCTGGCCCGTGGTGCAGGAAGGGCGACTTCATTCTCGTGCGGCCTCTCGCCGGATCGCGGGTGAAAATCCACGGCAAGGAACTGCGGATCATCAATGACGACGCCGTTGAGGCAGTAGTGGAGGACCCACGTGGATACCAGCGCCCCTAAAACCGGACATGCCAGCCAGTCGGACATCGAGGCCGTCGCCGAGGTGCATCTGCGCACTTACGAGCTGGTGAAATACATCGAAGAGCGCCTTGCGCCGGGCCGGGCGCGCTCGCTCGCGGTCACCAACCTCCAGACCGGGGCCATGTGGGCCGAGCAGGTGCTCAAAGAGCGTTGAGCGAGGGTTGAGGTGAGCAGAATAACAGCAAAAAGACTGAGTATTAAGTGGATAAGTGTGTATGGAACTGAGAATACGGGCCCGGTAATCGTTCGCACACCCCGAAACCGGTAAAATTGATCAAAATTAACCAAATTTTACCAAATTGAGTGAAATTAGCCCAAAAAACCCGCCAAAACGGGACACAAAGGTCAACTATCATGG